TCCTTGAGAACGTAAAGTATCTATAACGCCGTGTAAGAAGTAATTAGCCTGAGCTAATACAAGCCATGTGCCCTCTGACATATCCAAATCAGACGTATCATTAATACGCTTTACTATACCGTCTTCTTGGCGGGGCAGATAACTCTTTGGGACACGCTTGTGTATGCGCTTGGAGATACGGGAGGCCAAGGGATGCACGTTGCGTGGTACGCGATACGATTGCTCTAATACTTCGTAGCCCCCATTCAGCCCGATAAAATGTTCTACATCTGCCCCCGCCCACTTGTATATGGCTTGGTCATCGTCCCCCGCACAGTATATTTTGTCCGAATGCTGCTCTATAATATGGGCAACATCCCATTGTAGGGGGGATAGGTCCTGTGCTTCGTCGATAAAACTAACGCTGAGATTAGGACAGAATGCGGAGCTTTCTTTTACAAACACTTCTAGCATATCTGTAAAATCATACACGCGGAGCCTGTTTTTGTAACTCTGCATGGACCGTGCGACGTAGGACAGGCTTAACCAGTCGATGTTGCTGTTTGATTGGTTGTATTGCTTGCGTAAAGGGATCTTTTTCAACCGTGCAAGGTTTATAATACTGAGATAAGGGTCGGCTTGAACATTGGACTCAAATATATTATCGTCACCGTTTGTATTATCAGGCACTAATTTAATACCGATGGCCTCAGACAGCTCCCTATAATGTTCCGTCTGCATTACCTGTTCGGCTTTTATGCCCGACAACCGTAAGGCAAAGCTGTGAAGAGTGCGAAACCACGGTAATTGACCCTCTTCAAGGCCAAATCTCTGACACGCTCTTTCGGAAGCTTCATAAGCCGCTTGGCGGGTAAAAGCAAAGTACCCTATTTTTGAGGGCGGAATGCCTTGTCCAAGAGCTTCGTCCACTTTATTCAACAGGGCTGTTGTCTTCCCTGTTCCCGGTGGTCCGTATATCCTGAATATCTTTGTTTGCATTCTGCTCTTCTACTTTGTTAACTATTACACGCACACGCTCCCGTGTTAGTCCGTAACGCTTACCTATGGCGGTAAGGGTCATGGCTCTTTCCTTTCGGAGTCTGTGCATCTCAAGGTTTCGTTCTTTAAAGGTCGAGGTCATCTACTGCATCCTTTATACTGTTATATCTTTTTACAAATAAAGGGGTCTTATCCCCTACCCATGCGCCGATAATATTGTATTGAAAAAACTCCAGAGCTTCGTCTGGGGACATACCATCGCGTTCTATTAGTATCTTTAAAACTTTATCCAGATCATAGGCAAATACATCGTCCATTCCAAAACGAGAAGCTACACCCATAAACGCTTTATCTAAACCATCTGCTTTTAACATTAAAATACCTCTTTGTTTTCATTACCACCAAATTCAGGAGCGGAAAGCTCCACATCTACCGCATCGTAAGACGGTATCTTCCAGACTCTTACGGACCGTCCTTTAATCCAAAGCTGAGAACTTTCACCCCCTAAGTCCCGTAAACGTTGGGCTATCTTGTGTGCTTTATAGTCAAAGAATTTATTGCGCTTGAGAAAGCTGTCAAAGTCCTTTAGTCGAAAGTACGTTTTCTTCTCCTCATCATCTGTCCATGGTCGCTTCAACAGTATCTCTTCCTTGTCTTCTGCTTGTTGCATATTCTGACAGAACTCTTCCAGATGGTCGTAGAACTGACCGCTAATACTGGCATCTTGTGCCACATCTATGATAGCGCTCTCATTATCCTTCATCTCTTGCATTAAGGCGCCTATTCTACCCTCCCATGCTGTGCGAGCAACGGAACGGGGCATAAAGTTAAGTTGCTCCATACAAGACCGTTGAAAGATAGCCTGATTGAGAAGACCATCGGTATCCATCTCCAAGGGCTCCCCATTAACATCGAGAAACCATACGGGCGGGATAGAGTTGTATTTGCGTAAATTAGCAATCACCGCGCCTTGTACCGCCGCCCCTACCCCGTGTTTTCGGGTAAGGCATAGAGTTTTGTTGCAGTACGCATTGATAGGGGCATCACCACATTTGTAGGCATATTCTTTGCGTTCTAACTGTTTTGCCACGATATTAACCTCACTAAGAGGCAAAGGTGGATCAAGGTACTGCATATTGTATGTCAGTATCTCTGTTTCCCAACTATCGGGGTAGGCTTTGCGTAGATAAACGCCAAGGTTGAATAAGCCGTTGTTCCGTCCACCCTCAGATATTTTGTTCTGCGATAGTATCTGTAAGCACGGTGGTCCGTCTTTCAGGGGCTGTTGTTCTTTTATTTCACCCGTCTGTAGCTTTTGTATCTGTTCGGGGGTCTGCTTATACTCTTCATACAGTTCTATAAACTCTTCAAGAGTAGCACTTGTACCGTCATCTTTGATAGCATACCGTAGACCATCCTCGGCATCGTAGTACGGCAGGTTTAAGAAGTTGCCCACATCATCACGGTCTAAATGTAATTTTATCTGCTTTGGAAATATCTCACTACCCCCATACCCGAGAGCGGCAGACATCTGCTGTAGGGTAGACTGCATATCTTTTGCATCTATTTGTTCTGTAGAAAACAGAAAACAATGCGCTCCGCCTGATTTGGAACGGCATATTACCAAAGGCAGTTTAATCTTTCGTATCTTTTCTATTAGAAGTTTGTGGTCTAAGGGGTATTGATCTACATCAATACACCCCCAAACACACTTATTGTCTTCGTTTATGGGTATAATACCAACACCTCGTCCTTTTCCAGACAAGTGTCCTTCCCATAGCTCTGTGGTCCGTGGCTCGCGTATGATGGCGGCTCGTCCCGTGCTCTTACCATTTAATTGCTTCTTATCTATCTTAAACGTGCCATACGCTAGTTGCAGACCGTCAAAGATAGTGGCAAATTTCTCTACTAACGACATAATATCTCCCGTTAAAAAAGGCGGCTTTCGCCGCCCTTAATTAAAATGGTATTTGTTCGTTAGAAGCACCTTCGGTTTGTTGGTGCTTGACTTCAACAGAACCTTCCTGAACACTTTCAGAGAAAGTCTTAGCTTGTTCGTAGGTAGCTAAATCCTTCTGAAACTGCGCGGGGCTCTTACTCATAGTCTCTTCACTTAGAAGAGGACCCTCGAGTTGCATTTCCCAACCGTGCCATGAACCTTTGTCATTCTGCTCGGCTAGGGTCTTTAGCCTAAACTTGTACGCAAATCTAGCAAAACCGTCTTTCTGGCATTGAGCCATAATCATGCTGTTAAACTTGCGTGACTTTTTAAGCTGTGTAGACTTCATCGGTATCAGAGCTGTTTCTGCCGTTCCGTCTTTCCCAAGCATCAAAACAAAGTGCTGATGGGTTTCTTCGATGTAATCTCCGCTACCATCATCAACATACTCTTTATTATCCTCTTCGGACCGATTTGTCTTTGGGCACTCTTGCCGGGTCTTGTAGACCGTAGGAGCGCCGCTCCCTTGCCCTCTGGGGGCCCATCGGAGAAATTCACGCTGATAAGCTACTGGAACAATTACAATGCCCTCTTTGCCGCTATATGAGGCTTCTGTAACACTATTATAAATGTCGCCCTTTCTAGCATCTTCTAGCTTATCAAGCATTGGATCAACACCCGATAGTATTTTTAGAAACGGTAGAGCAAGATCTTCCTTGCCGACGTTCTCGTTTCCCTTCCCTACGTCTTTTTTTAATGTAGCAAAATCAAATGCTACTACGTTTGTGGCTTTCTTTTCAGCCACTGATTTACTCGCTTCAGCCATTTTTAGCTCCTTTCGCTTTAGTAATAACGGCTCGTTGACCAACATACGCCCCAAATAACTCCATTGGGAACTCTTCACCTTTCTCAACACGCTCTTTAATCCAACCCCGTAATGACATGGGTTCGATCTTTTCGGTTTGGTTCGGGATGTAACCTTCTTTTTCGGCAAAGGCCTTGAACGAAGACGCAAGATCATCTTCTCCGCGTCCAAACTGGCAAGATATGGTGTTTTTAATAATGTCGTCATGTCCGTGCTCCCTTAGCCATTCAAAAGCCGCAGGACGGTTGTCTACCTTAATAGAACCCCCATACTGTGGCTTAATAGTTATTTTTGATCCATCGTTAAGAGTAAACTCCAAGACATTAGCTTCTGTCATTAAAGCGGGTAGGTCTTCATCCGTCATCTTTAATAACTTCTTCTTCTCTTCTTTAAGTTTTTCTTCTAACTCTTTTACAAAAAGTTCTTGATTAACTATGGCATCGCCAAATCCAGTAAGCGTGGATAAGTCTTCATTATCTAACGTATGCTTGGAAAATAAGGAGCCTTTCTTGGCGTCCTCTTGTAGTTTCTTCATTATGTCCATTTATCGTCCTTTCTCTTTCGCGATTAAAAACCTTTTCAGGTCTTGACATTACTATATATATTCGTATATATTCCTTTAGTCAAGAGGTAAATATGAAAAAATATAAATTTAAAACAAAGCCGTTTAAACATCAGTCTAAAGCTTTGAACGAATCGTGGTCCGCGAAGTATTATGCCCTGTTTATGGAGATGGGTACAGGAAAATCTAAGGTAGCTATAGATACTATGGGCGCTTTGTTTACCGAGGGCGAGATAGATGCAGCGCTTATTATATCCCCCAAGGGTGTGTATGATAACTGGGTGCAAGGAGAGATACCAACGCATTTGTCTGACGATATCAAAACAAACATTGTGCGGTGGCAACCCTCAAGCGCACAGTGGTTTCAAAAACAAATGAAAACGTTAGTGTATGAGAAGTTTGACGGGCTCAAGATATTTGTAATGAATACTGAAGCGTTGTCCACGCCCCGTGGGGCCAATGCCTCTCAGACATTTTTGGAGCACAACCCAAAGAATATAGTCATTGTAGACGAAAGCACCTCTATTAAGAATAGGTCAGCTAATCGCACTAAGAATATTATGGAGCTGAAAGGACTGTCTAAGTATAGACGTATCCTAACGGGCTCTCCCGTGACTCGTAGTCCGATGGATTTGTTTAGTCAATGTATGTTTCTGTCGGTATCAGCACTAAACTTTAAGAGCTTCTTTGCGTTTCAAAACCGTTACGCGGTGGTGCAGAAGCGTGTTATGGGCCCCCGGTCTTTTAATGAAGTGGTGGGATACAGACGTTTGGACGAGTTGAACGGCAAGTTAGATGACTTCAGCAACCGTGTGTTGAAGCAAGATTGTTTGGATTTACCTGATAAAATGTACACCAGACGGCTAGTACCGTTGTCCGAGGAGCAAAAGAAGTCATACACGCAGATGAAACGACTGGCTCTTACCAAGCTTGACAACGGGGAGTTAGCCACGACACAGAGCGTTTTAACACAAATTATGCGACTGCAACAGATATGCTGTGGTCATATACAGGATGACGAGGGTAATTTAGTAACGTTTCCAAATGGACGGCAGAAGGAATTGCTTGATATTTGTGAAGAAGTTCAGGGCAAGGCCATCATTTGGGGGACGTATACATACGACATCCAACAGATAGCTCAGTCCCTGCGCGACCGCTTTGGGCCCGATGCGGTCGCAACCTATTATGGTGCCACCCCACAAGAGGAGCGTCAGGAGATCGTAGAGCGCTTTCAAGACAAGGAGAGTAGTCTGCGCTTCTTTGTGGGGCAACCGAGGACTGGCGGGTACGGAATTACGCTTACAGCGGCAACTACGGTTATATATTACAGTAATAGCTATGATCTTGAGATTAGATTGCAGTCTGAGGACAGGGCGCACCGTATTGGTCAGACCAATAAGGTGACGTATGTGGACCTTGTTTCACCCGAAACTATTGATGAGAAGATATTACAGGCGTTACAGGAAAAGATTAATCTAGCACAAACGGTGTTGGGAGAAGAGACTAGGGCTTTGTTCGCTTAAAAAACTTTAGTATTCTCTCTATGAGCTCCTTTGGCATTTTCCATAGGGGCAAATCCCAAAAGATCATCCGCGCAGACTACCGATGCCTTGAATAAGAGCCGCATCTTCGGGAAAGAGCGCGGCAAACCGTTGCCTGTTTACAGGTCCACTAGCCGTGGGGGGTGGATTAAGGCTAGGAGACACCGACGCAATGTCAGTGGTGGGAAGGGCTGAACGTTGCGCCGGAATTTGTAATGGAGCGGGGGCTTGTACTTGAGGTATTGG